CAGATCGTCCATGCCGTCCTCGCTGCCGGATATGCTCGCGCCAGCGCTGAGGCCAAAGGGCTATGGCTTCGCGTACACCTCTTCACCCAGGCCAACGCGCACTCGCGTTTGATCTGGACGCGCTGCCCCAAGCTGAGGGCAGCCTGCCCCAAGCTGAGGGCAGCCTCATCGAGAGCGAAGAACCAACCACCGGCCAGATGCTTCTCTTTGCGCCACCTTCGCCGAACGTCACGCCATTCGTCCCGCACTCGACTAGCGCAGTGGGTGACGCCGGCGAAAACCACTTCCAAGGCATCTGTGGCGCCCTCGGCGTTACCGCCTTCAAAGCACCACTCGGAAACGAAGGCTTCGACTTCCACGCGAACACCTCGCGAGTCGAAGTCAAGACGACACTGAAGCTGACGAAGAACGGCAGACTGAAGTTCAGTGCGGGAGGTGGCCGGCGATTCTCGGATTACGCAGGCAAGACGGATTTCTTCGCGTTCGTTGTGCTCGGCCCAGGAGTCGACCTTTACGGCCGCATATTGGTGATGCCAATCGATGCTGTCCTGCGTCGCTGGTCTGGAAGCTGCGTCATGCTTCGCCCACTCGACTTTCCGAAGGTGCCGGACTTGTCTCCGCTCGTCGGGCCCAGCCTCGCCGCCACCGCAGGCGCTGAAGCCAAAAGCGGTGGCGGCGAGCTTGTCGCCTTGCGCGTACGCTGAAACTCCGCGGATAGCATCGGCTTGCAGGGAGTTGGGCGGAACCCCCGCAAAACGGCCCTTCGGGCTATTTACGCCTAAAGCGTTCCAGCGTCCGCCTATGCCGCACCGTTGAGCGAAACCAGTTGGGCGGGCCGTTGTCCGCCAAGCTGACGGGCTCGAGACCAGAGAACGACTCACGGCGGGGGGCGACGTACTTGGCAGCGAATGAACGCCGCCAGAGGTGACATCTGCTGACCGTCTAGCAGGGGACGACTCGTTTACGCCCCCCTCCCCCGTCAGCCGTTCTACCCCGTTCGGGCGGCCAGTTGCCCTCACGGCTTACGCCTCACCTTCGGGGGCCGGCTGAAGCCAGCGCTTCTCGATCGCCCCGGCTGCGCAGGCAGGCCGGTCGTTGCAGTAGCGGACGTTCTCTTTCGCGACGACCCCGCCGCCGAGCGTGACGTGGCGTGAGTAGACGGAGATCCGCTCGTCGGGCCTCTCGCGGCCGCAGACGTGGCATGTCCAGGTGAGCGGTTCCATCAGGTCACCCCTGCTCGTTTGCGGGCGACGTCTTCGATGTCGGTCACCGGGTACTGCCGCACCGTCGTCTCCGACGACTCATGGCGGAGCACCAGCCTGCGCTCCTCGAGGTCGAGCTTCTCGACGTGCTTGAGGATCCAGTGGCCGGTGTGCCGGGTTGTGTGCGGCTTCAACTCGCGGACGCCGGCGGCGGCGATGCAGCGGTAGTACCAGCGGGAGAACTCGCTCGAGCTGATCCCCGTCTTCCTGCTCCGGTTCAGCTTGGCCCGGTACCAGAGATGGTCGTCCGGATCCAGGCGGAGGAGGAGGTCGTGGTCGGCGACGGCGGCGGCGGTCTGGGGGGTAATCGGGATGATCGCGTCTTTGCCGCCCTTGCCGTCATAGATCATCACCCGCAGATGATCGAGGTCGATGTGCCGGCGTTGCAGCTTGATGGCGTCCTCGCGGCGTAGGAGGGCTCCGAAGAGGAGCGCGAACAGGGCACCGTCCTGCACCGGCAGCCCGGTCAGCAGCGCAACCTCGGCCTCCTGGAACAGACCGGTGGGGCGGCGTGGGCCGGCCTTCATCTTCGGCACCTTGATCATCGGGGTGCGGGGGATGTGGTCGTAGCGTTCGCCCCATTCGAACCACTGGTTGTAGACCGAGCGGCTGATATACCGAGACCGTTGCGGCACCATCCGCAAAGCCCGGTTGACCATCTCCGATGTGAACTCGTCGAACGGCACGCTGGGGTAGAGGCGCAGCAGGACGGCAACGCAGCGTTCGTAGTTGTGGATGGTGCGGGGCCGTTTGCCCTCGAGGTCGAGCCAGTCGAGCCAGGCGGCCAGCTTGTCGAACGCCGCGGCCTGGTGGTGGCGCAGGTCACGCGGCATGTCGACCACCGCGGGTAGGTAGGCCTCGACGAGCTGCATGAGCTGCGTCGTAAGATCGTTGGCGCATGGAAGATCAACCCTTCTGTGCCTGCCCCCGGCCGTTGCTGCGGTGCGGGGGCTATTTGTGTTGTCGGCATGGATGGTAGTCGTCCAGCGGGGTGGAGGTAAATAGCCCGAACGGGTCGTGACGACGGCTTGCATGGTCTAGCCGTGCGACACCTCGGCGGGTGGGTCTTCCTGGAGGAACCGCTCGAGCAGCCGCCGGTGTTTCGGCCAGGGGATCGTCGTGCCGGCTTCCCAGTTCTGCAGGGTGCGTTCGGAGATCCCGAGTTGCTGGGCGGCTTCGCGTTGGCTGAGGTGCAGGCTGACGCGTCGCGCCTTGACGCGCTTGCCTAGTTCCTCGGTGAAGCCCATCAACGTCATCGTCCCACCCTTGACGCAGAAAAGCTGCGGCGGTATTGATATGCAGCAAAGATGCAGGGTAAGCGCAGAACTCGGGCGGCGCAAGTATCTGCGGCGACAAACGGGCGCAACTTCCGCAGATTTCTGCTCATGCAGCAGTTCGACGCCGACGCGATCGGCGCCCGGATCAGGCAGGCCAGAAACGAGCGCGGGCTGACTCAGGACGAGTTGGCCGCGATGGCGTCGTTCTCGAAACGGTCACTGCAGGACTACGAGGCCGGCACCACTATCCCCTACCGCCACCTACGGGAGCTAGGCCGCCTGATGAACAAGCCGGAGGAATGGTTTCTGTACGGCGACCAGACCGTCGGCGGCGTCGGCGAGCAGCGGCTGCGGGAGATCATCCGGGAAGAGCTCGCCGCCCATCGCAACGAGAGCGACGGCTAGTCGGGTGGTTGCTGGTGGTCGTCGCGCTCGAGGAACACCCCGAACCTGACCCGATGCGACCTGGGGTCACGTGACAGCCAGACGATCGCGACCAGCCCGACGACCAGGATCAGCACGACGGCGGCGACCAGCGCCTGCCAGGACAAGGTCACGTCAACGGCGGGCCGCCCATTTCTGGTCATCCCACCAGCGATCAGGGATCGTTTCGGGCACGTTGGGGCGCGCGCCTGTCTTACCTGCTTCGTACCAGTCGACCCAGTCCCGTTCGCCTTCTGTCATCCCGTACCGGTTGAGCAGTTTCAGCTGCTGCTCGTTCGCGTCCCACGCCCATTGCGGGATTTCCTTCGGTGCGGAGGCGGGCCGCTTCGTCGGGTCGCGTTCGGTCGTCAGGTACCAGTTCGACCATTGCCAGTACCAGTCGGGGTAGCCCATCTCGTCCTCCTCTCCTCCTGCCATGTATGCGCGCGCCGTGTCGAGCACCTCGTCGATCGGGAACCCGCCGCCGCAGTCCCAGTGGCCGCCGCCCCAGGAGCCGAGGTCGTCGTGCTGGCACACCCCACGACCCGAGCCCTGTGCCTGTGACGCGGTGAGCTTCGTGATCGGGATGCCGAACGCCTTCGCTTCTTCGGCGATCCAGCGGGCGCAGTTGTCGAGCATGTTGGGGTGTTTGTTCCAGTCTGCCGCAGTCCATTTCGCGAACGCGCACAGCTCGGCCTGGACGGCGACGGGGTTCGCGTTCGCGGCCGTCCAAGCTTTGTTCGGCCGTTTGACGTACTCGCCGACCACACCGGGTTTGTCGTCGACACCAACGTGGGAGCTGGCGCCGGCGCTCGAGCTGGCGAAGAACTCGCCGAGTGACTCGATGGTGGTTGCGCCTTCGGCCGTGTGGATCACGATCAGCCTGACCGTCTGCCCGTTGCGCGACGAGTAGTTGGGGCTGCCGATCCACTTCCGGGTTAGCGCGCCCATGGCTCCTGTTTCTCTTCGCCTTGTTCGGGGTGGAGGAGCGCGACGATCGCGTCGTAGTCAGGTTGGGGCAGCCTGGCGTGCTGGGCGAGCTGCTCGAGCGCCCAGACGATCCTGTCGAGCCGCTGTTCGATGTCCGGCGGGGCGATGGTGGCAGCAGCTGCCCGACGTTTCATGCCCGCTTGATCCTGATGAACGCGGGCAGGTTCGGGGCGACGGCCCGGACGGCGCCGTTGCCGACAAGCTGAGAGGCGCGGATGCTGTAGGTGTGCGACGCGGCGGACGGCGTCAACCTTCGCGCACGACTGATGGGAGCGGCGATGCCGGTCTGGCTGAGCGCAACCCCGAGGCGGCCGAGGTCGGTGGAGCCGTCCCAGAGGTTGATCAGGACGGCTGCATTAGCCCCGGCGGCAGTGTCGACACGAGTGGCCTGGAACTCGACGTAGACGACGGTTGCCCCGTCGAACGTGACGGCGGGGGCGGTGACAACGACGTTCGCGGACGCCTCGCTGGTCGCGGTGACGGTCACGTCGGCGGTGATCTCCGCATAGGCGATCTCGTCGAGCGCCACCGCGAGTCTTTGCATGTCGGCGGGAACGTCGGCGGGGTCGGTGGCGGCCGGGTAGGGCAGCTTCGAGTTCGGGGTCGTCGGCATCAGGTCTCCTATCCGGTTTTCAGCTGGGCGTAGGTGGGGGCGAGCGGGACGATGCGGCCCAGTGCGGTGCCGGGCCACGCACCGGTTGCTTTGGGGCCGTACAGGCGGCCCGACGCTGTGTCGAGGTAGATGGCGCCGTCGACGCCGATGGCGGCGGTCGGGGCGCCGACACCGGACACGAAGGTGGAGGCGCCCGACGGGCCTGCGGGCCCTTGCACACCTTGGACGCCCTGGATGCCCTGCGGGCCGGTGGCGCCTTGCGGGCCTTGCGGGCCGGTCGTGCCTGCCGGGCCGGTCGGCCCTGCCGGGCCGGTGGGGCCGGGCGGCCCCTGCGGGCCGGGTTCCCCGGCGGCGGTCGCGCCGCCGACGGCGCCCAGCGCGAGGATCAGGGTGTCGGCGGCGAGGCAGTAGGCGGGCTCGCCGACGGTCGGGGTGTAGCTCGAGATGCGCGCGACGACAGTTGAGGTGCCGCCCTGGTCGATCGTGACGTGGTTGGGATCGGGGATCGCGGAGACCTTGCCGATCAGCATCGTCATCTTGCCGCCGGCGAGCTGCTGCCGGAGCACGTAGGGCAGGGTGCGGGTGAACGGGACGGTGCTCATGCGGTTACCAGCGTGGCCGATTCGAGCTCGCGCCAGGCGGTGTCGCCGGCGAACATCCTGAACCTCTCCGGTGTCAGGTTCGCCCCGGCCGCGGCCGCTCCGGCGGTTCGCAGCTGGGAGGTGGTGGTGATCTGCAATGCCCCGCCGACGTCGAGGGCGAGCTGGACGGCGTTGATCGACTGGGTTTCTGTGCGGCCGTCGGAGAACACGATCTCGATCAGGTCGTCCGGCATCACCGCCGGGTTCGGGACGCTGTTCAGCGTGACCGTCCGCGCGAGCCCCAACCGGAGGTTGAGGAGGGAGGCGGCGGTCGAGTCGGCCTGCGCCTGCGTCGTGACCGAGGTTGAGCTCGAGATCAACGCGACCTTGCCGAACGGGCCGCCCCACCTGGTCGGCGAGTCGGGGTCGTCGTTGACCGCGAGGCTGTAGATCGGCGGCTGGTCGGCGGCCGGCTGGCCGCGGACAGCGACGCCGTTGCGGACGCTTGACCGGTCGAGGGTTTCGCTGGAGCCGAGCAGCACCCCGCCTTCGCCGGCGTCGACAGTCCAGACAGGTGTGTCGGCGGGCCGGTTCCTGGGCCGGATGACGAAATCGCCGAGGTAGTCGAACAGCGCCTCGGCGGACACGTTCGACGCCAGGTCGGTGATCGCTTGCGCGCGATCCTCGTCGTAGACGACGTCGGCGAGCGTCGGCTCACTCGCGGGGTCGGTCAGGACGTGGTAGGCGATCGTCGACCCGAACACCTGCTGCACGGCCTGCACGGCGGCGTTGGACGGTTTCAGGCCGCCGGGGGTGTACGGGGTCACGAACGGCTCGTCTTGGATTTGCGCCATCCGGTCGGCGAGCGTCAGGGTTGCTTTGCCTTCGAGTTCCGACCAGACGACCGACTCGACGCGGAACATGCCGAGCGGGACACGTTCGGTGTCGCCGTCGGCGTACCGGATGCCGCGTTCGACGACGGCGTAGCCGCCGAACGGCAGCTCCCGGACGATGTCGCGGGTGACGCCGTCGGAGAGCGAGAACGCCACCTCGAGGCTGCCTTGGCGACGGACGCGGGCGTCACGGTCGATCGTGATCTGGCCGCCGATCACCGGCACCTCGATCGGGGTGCCAGGATCAGAGGGCGGCCGGATGGTGGCGGCGACGCTGACGGTGTGCGACTGGCGCAGCGCGGCCAGGAACCTGGCGGTGACGGGGATCATCAGATGTCGTCGGGCAGCCAGGGCGGCGACGGTGCCGCGTCGGGGTTGGCGGGGAACGTGTACGCCAGCTGGTCGTAAGTGCCGACGGCGGCTTTCAGGGCCGCGTAGGTGGCGTAGCTGGCTTTGACGTTCGCGTAGGTGTTCGGGGCGGCCGGCACGAACAACCCGGGGTCTGGGCGTTCGACCTGGACGCAGGCGGCGCGGAACCGGCGTTGCGGCGCGTCGCCGGCGGCCAGGAACCGCTCCTCGACGAAATCGGTCAGGCCGAGGTACATGTTGCCGACGCCCTGCGCCGGGTCGGTGCGCAAAAGGAACGGGTAGCCGGTGCCGTACAGCGCCCGCACCCGGTCGCGTTCCGGCTGGGTGTCGGTCAGCACGACCAGCTCGGTTTTCGGTGTCCAGGCGGGCAGCGACGTGACGACGGGGGCGCGGCGGTTCAGAACCCTGTGCACGCCGGCGGCGACCTCGAACTCGAGCTCGTGGATCGATTCGATCGTGACCGGCAGGCTGTTCGTGGGGCGGGCGATGTCGACCAGCCAGCCGTCGCAGCCCGTGTAGGTGACGGTGAAGGTGGCGGTGGCGGTGCCGACGACGGTGGTGTTCTGGTGGACGGTGACGGTGTAGACGACCTGTGTGTCGAACGGGATCTCGTAGTCGCGGGCGACCGCGGTTGTGCCCGTGACGGGGGTGTCGACGGCGCCGCGCACCCCGGCGGTGTTCCCGGACGGCGACAACCTTTCGATCGTGTAGGTGGTGGCGCCGGCGGGGATGCCGGAGACGTCCAGCCGCACCGACAGCCTGTCCGGCTCGAGCGCGGCTGCGAGAGCAACAGCCATCTAGACGAGCCCGGCCAGCAGCGTCTGCGCGACCCGGTTGTTCTCGGTCAGAACCTCGGTGCGGATCATGCCGAGCAGCTCGGTTTCGCCGATGAACACCCTGACCTCGACCGGGGCGCCAGTGTGACCTGTCAAAGGGATCACGGCTTCGGGGCCTCGCTCGCCGACCATCGCGACGGTCGGCCGGGTGACGATGCCGCCCTCCGCCAGCTTCAACAGCGGGATGTTCGGCAGGTCGAGGCCGCCCCAGCCGAAGTCGATGTCGGGGATCGGGCCGGGGATCTTGATGTGGATGTGGAAGCCGGGGATGCGGAGGTTGTTCCAGAGGCCGAGCACGGTGTTGATCGCCCCGCCGACCAGACTCCTGAGTGCGCCGGCGAGCCCGTCGAACGCACCCTTGAGGCCGCCGACGAGTTTGCCGCCGAGCGTCTTCCCGGCCTCGAACACCGACGCCAGGAAGTCAGCCGACCAGCCCCAGACGCCGTTGATCCTGCCGCGGATGTCGGCGACGACATCGCCGACCCCGGCGATCAGGCCGTTCAGGATCTGCCTGCCCAGGTTCGTCGCGGCGGTCAGGGCGGCGCCGGCGGCGCCGGTGATCGCCGCCTTGATGTTGTTGATCCGTGTTTCGACGGCGGTCACGACACCTTCGATGCCGTTCTCGACACCGTCGAGGATCGCTTTCCCCAACTTGGTCGCGACCGCCAGGATGACGTTGATCTCGGTGCTGATGATCGTCTTGATCGAGTTGAGCGCGGTCGACACGATCTTCTTCGCGTCGTCCCAGGCGGCGCCCCAGTCGCCTTTCAACAGATCAACGACGAGTTTGAGCGCGGCGCCGATGATCACGGCGGCGTTCTTGACGACCGTGGCAACGGTGTTGACGATCGGGCCGATGATCGGCCAGTTGTCCTGCACGATCTTCACGACCTGTTTGAAGAGGTCGCCAAGGTTGACGAGGATCGGTTTCACGGCCCGCCACATGTCCTCGATCGACCGTTGGATCTCCGGCCAGTGGTCTCTCAGCCAAGCGATCACGTCCTGCAGGACAGGGATCATCTTCCCGACCAGCAGCCCGGCGAAGTTGTTGAACGTCTCCTTCGCGATATTCAGCTGACCGGGCAGCGTCTTCCCTGCCGCCTCCGCGGAGCCGCCGAACTCCTTCGACAGCTCCTTCAAGATGATCTTCTGGGCCTCCATCGTTTTGCCGGAGTCCTGCAACGCCTTCACCTGCGTCGCCTGCGCCTCGGTGAACGACACCCCGACGCGTTTCAGGGCGCCCATCCCCTTGATCGGGTTGTTCAACGCCTTCCCGAGCTGCAGCGCCGACGTCTTCATGTCCTGGCCGAGCGCCGTCGACATGTCGGCCATGATCCCCGTCGCCTGGTCGAAGACGTTGTTGCCCTTCCCGACCTCGTTACGGACGTTCGTAAAGGTGAGCAGCAGGTTCTCACCGGACTGCACGGCCTCGTCGTCGATCCCGGACTTCTTCAGGATCTGCCCGGCCAGGTCGGAGACATGCTTGGCCGACACATGCGCTTCTTCGCCGGTCGACTTGATCACCGCGTTCGTCTGGGCGCCCACCTTCGCCGCTTCGCTGTATTCGCCGATCCCGATCTTGAGGGTGGCGGCGACCGCCCCGAGCCCGGCGGCGCCGGCGGCGAACGCCCCCGTCTTCGCCAGCGATTTAAGTTTGCCGCCGAACCCTTTGGTGCGTTTCTCGGCGTCGTCGACGGCCCGCTGCAGCTGGCGGGTGTTCGCGAGGAAATCAACGACGACGGCCGGGTTCGCCACGGTCTATCTGCGTTTCCGTCGTGCGCGTTCGGCGCGTCGCTGCTGCTGATGCTCCCGGACGGCGTAGTCGATCATCGCCTGGTATTCGTCCGCGCGGAGCTCGTCGACCTGGCGTGGTGTCATGCCCCAGAACCGGCAGAAGTAGACGAGCTGGTCGAGGGCTCGCTGCTCGTAGGGTCGGCATCGCCGCCGGACAGCTCGATCAGCACGTCCTTCATCTGCTCGAGGGTGACTTGGTGGCCGTCGCGGCGTAGTTTCAGCCAGGCGGTCACCACGAGCCGGTCGTCGCTGTCGTCGTCGCCGACGATCTGGGAGTAGGAGCGGCCGGTTTGGTCGCGGATCATGTCGAGCTCACGCGGCGTGAACTGAGGTGTGTAGTTGGTGGAGATCACCACCTTGGCCGGCAGCTGCGCCGGTGGGTGGATTTCGGTCACGGTCTCGGCCATCTGAACCCCCTGGTTGCTTTGGCGGTTTCCTGGGTTGCGACTCTGAGGAAGAGGTCTTTCGACCGTTCGGAGGCGGGGAACAGGTAGCGGCCCTCCCGCATGAAGGGGCGGCCGCGGATGCCGCCGAACTCGATGAACCCGGCGTAGGGGACACGGGCTTTGCCCATCGACACCCGCTGCCTGGATCCCTTCCGTTTCGCGACGCGGACGCTGCCGGCCAGCCGGCCGCTGCGGCGCGGCAAACGGGCCTGCGTCTGGTCGCTGGTGTGTTCCGCTGCGACCCTGGCGGCGGCCTTGGCGGCCGTCCAGACGTGGTTCTCGTACCGTGGGAGGGCGGCGACGAGCTCGTCCACGCCGCGCACCTCCACCCGGAACGGCTGCTCAGACACCGGCGTCGTTGTCGAGCAGCCTCTGCACCAACTCGGCTTTCAGCCCGGACGTCGGCAGGCCGCGCGCCTCGAGTTCGGCCTGCAGTTCGGCGACGGTCAACGCCTCGTAGTTGCCCTGGCCGCCCGGCGCGGCCGCCAGGGCTACGGCCCCGGGATGATCGACTTCGCGGGCTCGCCGACGATCGACCATTCGATCTCGACGCTCGAGGTGTCGCCGGCGTCGCCGTTGATCGGCGCGTAGGGCTGCGGGATCGCTTCCCCCGTCCAGACCGGGTTGGTCGCCGACACCGGCTGGTCGCGGTACCCCATCACTTCGAAGAACGCGTTCTCGCCGGTCGCGAGGATCGCGGACAGGGTGTCTTCGGTCGCGTCGGTGTCGAACGACTGGTAGAGGGTGGCGACGAGCGACCATTTGACCTGGCCGGGGTAGTCGCGGGAGCCGCAGAACGTGTCGACCGTCGTCGTGGTGACGTCCGGCGACAACTCGACGTGGTTCGCGACGCAGGCGAGCTCGGTCAGGGTGGTGCCCGGGGCCGGGCCGAGTTTGAGGCTGGCGTTGGTGAGGATCAGCGGCATCGGTTCCGCGGGGGGAGTTGCCATCGGTTTATCCACCTCCGTTCAGGGTTACGGGTGCCCGGTAGACGATCCGGGCGGCGAGCAGCGAGACACCGTTGATCTCGAGCATGCGGGGGGCGCTGCTCCCCGTCTGCGGCCACGAATAGCTGTCGGCCTTGAACCGGCCAACCACGTCAGCGGCCATCTGCTCGAGCGTTTCGGTGCCCGACTGCGGGTCGAGGCGGCCGGTGACGCAGACGACCGCGAGCTGCGAGAACCACAGCGACGGCGTCTGGAACTCCAGCCAGGGGTCGTTCCATTCCAGGATGTAGCAGGGCGGATGCACCGCATCCGGCGGCGCGTCGATCACCGGCGGATCCTGGTCGGAGACCGGGGCGAGAACCTGGGCTGCTCTCGCCCGCAGCTCCGACGGCTTCAGCAGGGTCATCCGACACCGAACCCCTGTGTTTGCGGCAGCAGGGTCATCCGGTGGCGGGTGAACGTCGACCTCGGCATCTGCAACGCCCCGATCTGGTCGAACCCGACGAACCCGAACGCGGCGTCGTTGGCCTTGAACCATTCGACGCCGCGTAACAGGTTGACCCTCGAGACGAGCGGGTCGGCCGGATCAACAGGGTCGACGCGGTCGAGGGCGTGGTCGATCTCGGCGGCGGCCGCATCCAGACACGCCTGCAGCCCCTCGGTGTTCTCCGGGGTGACCCGGATGCGGAGGGCGGCGGCGAGCTGGTCGACGGTCGCGTACGCCATCAGACGGCGGCCTGGTGGGCGTCGATGCCGGCCCGCAGCTCGTCCTTCGTCATGCCGGCGTTCGCCGGTGACACGCCGAGCTGCTGGGCGTGCTCGAGCAGCTGCTCTTTCGTCATCTCGTCGAGGCTGCCGGCGGCGGGCGGCTGAGTGTCCGCGGTGTTGCCGCCGCTGCCGCCGGTTCCCTCGTCGGCGGGGCCGGAGCCGTCCGGCCTCACCACCTGCTGGTTCGGGTTGTCGTACTGGCTCATGGCGTCTTGACGATCTTCGACAGGCCGGCCGGGTCGAGCACGAGCGCCGCGAAATACCCTGCATATGCCACCTGGACACCCAGCACGCTGGGCTCGACGACTTGCAGGGAGCCGATGCGGTCTTCGTACACTTCGGCGGCCGCCGTCGAGAGCACCAGGATGGTGTCGGGGGCCATGCCGCCCGACACATAGACAGGGATCCCGGCGATCGACCCGGCCAGGCCGGACGCCAGCGATGCTGTGCTGAAACCGCTGGATTGCGCGTTCTGCGGATTGACGGGCGGGAACAGCGGCCCCAGCGTCCCCATCAACTCGGGCGGGGCGACCGCGATGAGGCGGCCCTGTCCGCCGGTGCCGGCGATGACGGTGGCTGCGGCGCCCCAGAGGGCGCCGGTGACGTCGCTGGCGGCCGGGGCACCGGTCGGCAGCGTCGGCCCGGCGGGCGCGGCGACCGTCAGGGTGCTGCAGGCGTGGTTCTCGGTGTCGAGCGCGTACTGGCCGGCGAGGTCGTTGACGACCAGATCCATAATCGACGGTTGCGTCCAGTCGATGTCTTGCCTCGAGACGTTGACGTAGCCGCCGTAGGTGCTGGCGGACACGGGCAGCTTCGAGATGATCATCTTCTGGCTGACCAGCTCGGTTTTCTCACCGGTCTGCCCGGCCGTCGCCGTGTGCTGCGTGACCTTGGGCCGCGACCAGGAGCCGGACGGCAGCTGGCGCGCGCCGAGCGCGTTGATCAGCGGCCGGTTGGCGTCGACGAAGTTGACGACGGGGCCGAGGATCTGCTCCGGCAGCAACCCCGGGTTGTCGCCGGTCGTCTGGTGGGCTGCGGCCCGGTTGAACATGTTTAGCCGGCTGATCGACTCTTCGACGCCGAGCCCGGCCCGCCAGTAGTCGAGGATGTACGCGCCGGCTGTCCGGTAGGAAACCTCGGCAACCGGTTTCTGCTGGTCGCCCATCAGCTTCCCGATCTCACTGATCCGGCGTGCGGATTCCTGCGCGATCTCGGCGGCCTCCTGCATCGGCTTCGCCTGGTCGTTCAGCTCGCCTTGCCGGGTGCGGGCACGGGTGACGAGCTCCATCTCCTGCGAGGTGAGGTCGCGGCCTTCGTTCTCGGCGGCCTCGACGACACCGTCGATGAAGTTCTGTTTCTCGGCGATCTCGCCCGAGAGCCGGGCGAGCATCTGGTCTGTCGCACGCATGACGCGGGGTGCTCCTTTCGACGCAAGCAGACAACAACGATTTGTCGCTCGAGCGTCGCCTCCCCCGCAACAGCCGGCCCACCCAGTGGTCTACAACGGCTGGTAGTTCAGCGAACCGTTAGATCATGTCATAGGCGTCTGACAGCAGCCACCCCTTGACGATCTCCAGGTTCGGCCGCGCCCCCACCGACACCACAGCCGGCGTGGTGGTTTGGCTGCGGACGGCGAGCACCCTGGCCGATTCGTAGGCGGGGTCGGGGGTCATCGCGATGTGCGACAGCCAAAGTTTCGTGAGCCGCACGCGGCTGTTGTCTCGCGACCATTCCATCCCGCCGGGCATCGGCAGGAACGACGCCGACGCGTCAAGCATCTCTTCTTCCGCCAGCTGCAACGTCTCGTCGCCGAGCGCGGTCTGCGCGATCCGCAGCTCCGCGACCAGCCCCTCCCGGCGGGAGGTGTGGAGCTTGATCGCACGGCCGACGGTGCGTTGCCGTTCGTGGTCGCGGTTGACCCGGATCCGGTTCGTGCGCCGTTCGATCCCCTGGAACGCCCCCGGCGCCACACTCTCGAGGACAGGCCGCCCGTAGGGCTGGTCGACCAGGGCGTCGGTGTCGTAGGGGATCGCGATCACCTCGATCATCCGTTGCGGGAAGTTGACGGCGAGCTGGGTGGCGGTGCGGTAGTGCAGCTCGCCTTGCGGGCGTTGGTCGTCGCTCATCGCAGCACTCCTGCCGAGGCGGTTGGGGTGGAGTTGTCGAGCCGTTCCGCCGCCCGGATCTCTTCGACCGTCAACGCCGGGTTGCCGGCCGGGTCGACAATGCTGTTGAGGATCTGGGCGGTTTGTGCCCTGACCAGCGGTTCCGGCTCGATGTAGGCGTCGCGGTTGACCTCGACGCGGGTTCCGCGCGGCAGCAGCCACTGCGACAGCGCCGACATGACGGCGTGGGCTTTCGGCCGCAAACCCGACCGCCAGTGGTAGTCGAAGATGTTGGTGGCGTTCGCGTAGGTCATCGAGTCTTGTGTGGAGGTGCCGATCAGATAGGGCGGCACCCCCAGCATCGTCGCGATCCGCGCTTCGTTGAACGTCAGCAGCTCCAGCAGCGCCATTTCGGCGGGGTTGATCTGGGTTCCTTGCCAGCGCACACCGCCGGACAGGACAGCGGGCTCGCCGATCCCCGACGCACGCGCCGACACCCAATCGGCTTTCAGTTCTAGGGCTTGTTCGCGGGTGAGTTTGCCGTCGTCGTAGAAGAGCAGGCCGGCGGGGATGCCGCCGCCGGCGGCCAAAGTCGTGGCGTACCGGCTGAGTACCTGGGAGGCGACGACGCGGGCGGCTCCGGCCTCCAACGGGCCGTGGCCGTGCGCGTCACCGGTCGACGACTGGTAGCGAACGTGCAGCATGTCGCCGGTGACGTCCGTGTTGCCGATCTTGTAGCGGCGCAGCCCGTCCGGGCCGATGTCCGCCTCGACCGCCCACGGCGCGACGACGTAGAAGCGGGCCGGCCACCCGGTTGAGTAGCGGCTCGTCGCGAGCACGAACACCTCGCCCAACTGGTAGTCCCAGAACAGCTGTTTCGCGAACTCCTCCCACGAGCTGTACAGATCCGGGGCCGGGTTGTTCAACCAGTCGGCGTTCGTCGACGGGGCCGCGTCGACCAAGTAGGGCGGCATCGTCGACAACAGGCTCGAGTTGAGATCGATGCACATCCAGGCGACATCGGTCAGCTGCTGCACCTTCCCCCAAGCGGGTGTCCACCAGTCCGCAGGCCAGCCAGACCAGGCTGACGGCAACACCCTCGGCGGCGGCGGCCCGGCGTCCCCGGCCGGGTCTGTGATCACACCGGACGGGTCGCCCGGCACAACCGCCTGGTCGGGGCCGACAGTCCCCGGCGCCGCAGTCACGGGGTCGTTCGGGTTCGGAACGATGTCGTCAGGCGGCCGGATCGCCCGACTGAAGAGACGGGCCATCAACAGCGAGTCTACGCTATTGCGGGGACAACAACAGGTTTGTTGGCCGCCTGCACACACCAAACCGCCGCCCTGACGAGATGCGGCGACCCCTTCGCGACCAGCGTGAGCCCCTGCGCGGTCTCTTTCACGCGGCAGCCGACGATCGCTTCGTCGAGCTCCCCCGTTGTCTCGTCGTGGCACAAGACTCCGCCGGCGGCGAGATCGCGGAACAGCGGCAGCCCGGTACGGGTTTCCCGGGAACCGGCCGGCTCCGGCCGCGGCTCGGTTCCCGGGGCGACCCGATCCAGCAGCGTCGCCCCGACAAGTAGCTGCTGAATCCTGCGAACCTTCGAGAGGCGGACGATGTCGTCGACGGCGCTGTCCCAATCCGGGCACAGCCACCCGTCAACCTCGATCCTCCCGTCGTCCAACCTCGAGGCGGCGGCGACGGCGGCGCCGCGGCCGTGGTCGTCCTCGGCTGCCACCCACACCGGCCCCTGCAGACCAGGCACAGCGTCCTGGAGGCGCCGCCACAAGCCGGGCGGCAGCAGCTCCTCACCCTGCGGCACCGTCACAGCGCGCGGCCACTGATTCAGCCACTGCGCCCGAAACGACTGCTCCGGGTCGGGTTCTTCGGGGTCTTCGATCTCGCCGGCCAAAAGCCCCTCCAACTGGCGGCGGATCAGCCGCTCCCGGCGGGGCGTCCAATGCGGCGACGCCTGCCGCCACCCCTCCAAATCATCCAACGCAAACCCCCTGGGCGCCGACCACTCGATCAACAGATCTCCGTCACCCGTCCGCAGCTGGGTCAGGGCGAGCTGCCGGCGCCGCAACATCAACGTCGTCGCCAACCGATGCGCGGTCGAGACCAGCCACAGCTGCGGCTGCGTCCGTTCCGCCATCGTCGGCACCAACCCCTCGTCGATCGACGACGACTTCACCTTCCACGCCTCATCGACGAACGCCGCCGACACCCCGTACCCGTACACCGCCTCTTTCGCGCGCAGCATCCAGCGGGAGCCGTCCTGCAGCCACTCGATCTCCTCCTGGCCGTTCACCTCCCGCACCCGGTAGGTGTGCGGACGAGCTTTCGCCCACAGCCGGGCGGGCCGCTGCACCTCCTTACAGATCGCGAGGTCTTTGCCGGTGTGCATCACATCCTGCGGCTCCCCGAACCGTTCGCCTTGCTCGACCCGCCACAGACAGAGCTCGCGCATCCCCCACGACTTTCCCACCTGCCTCGCGGTCGACAGGATCATCGCCTCCCAACAGAGCAAGCCCTGGGCGTCGTGCTCAAGCAGCCGGGTGGCGACGAGTTTCTGCCACCAGCGCAACGGGCGGCCAGACCGTGCCTCAGCCCACCGGATGAACTGCGGCCCCAACGACCCCACCGCAGCAGGGTGCGGAACCGTCATCAACCTCGGCCACACCGCGTCGGCCGGCACCCGCCGAAACCGCCGCAACCACGGCACATCGAACAGCTCATCCGCCCTGTCCAACCCGGCCGGCT